TGGAGTCTATAATTCATTTAAAGTACAACCACTTAAGACTTGAGGGTGAGTGGTTTGAAATTACAGAAGAACAAGCTATTAAAGAAATTGATTTTTATTCTAAATTAGAGGATATTAAAGCAAGGAATGATTTTCAAATAGAATGGGCTAAAAAAATAAATGGTGATTTAGAAAAGAATAACCAAGTAAAAAAAGAGATTGTTCAAAATAGCAATACGTTTAATGAATTTAAAAAGTTGTTTTTACAAGATAGAGAATTAAACAAATCTATTGTAGCAACAAAATTAAATGTTTCAAGAGTAACAATTTATAGTTGGATTAATAAAATAGAAAACGAATTATGATTACAAAAGACTATTTAAAGAAACTTTCATCAATTGGATATAGCATTATCCCATGTGACGATGAAAAAGTTCCAATAGGTAAATGGAAGAAATACCAAACAGACAAACGTTCAAGTGATGAAATAGAATTATTAAACTGCACTAAATACGGACTTGTAACAGGATTTAATGATTTGGAGGTTATAGACATTGACCTTAAAGTTTTAAGTACTGTAAGCGAGAAAAAAGAGTGGTGGGATGAATACCTTGCTTTTCTTTGTGATAACATTGTTGACTTCATGGATAAGGTTGTAATATCCAAAACTCAAAAAGGTGGGTATCACATTATGTACAAGTCCAAAACTATTGTTGGAAATACAAAGATAGCAAAGCTTGAAGGTATGACAGAGGCAATAATTGAAACAAGGGGTACAGGTGGATTTGTAATTATTTATGATAACTTTCTAACTAAAAATGAATACCATCAAATTGATTATATTACAGAAGAAGAAAGAAATATAATTTGGTCAATTTCAAAAACTTATGATTATAAGAACCCTATTACTGCTGAAGTTAAGCTTACAAATGAATATGTAGGTAGTGATGTGACACCATGGGAGGATTATAATAATAAGCATAGCTGTGTTGACTTAATAGGTTCAGACTTTACCATAGTTAAAAACACTTCTAAAAGCTACGTTATAAAAAGACATGGCGCAGAAAGTCAACACTCTGGTTATATTTTTAAAGATAGTGGTTGTATGTTCTTGTTTTCAACGGGTACAATATACCCGAATGAAACACTACTAAACCCATTCACAATGTATGCTCATAAAAATCATATGGGTGATTTTAACAGAGCAGCTAAAGAACTATACAAAGATGGTTATGGTACAAGGCAAATAAAAAAAATTGAGATAACTAAAAATGAACCTATAATTAGGTCAAGTTTTCCAATTGAAATATTTCCCTTAGAAATTCAACACTTTATTACTGAAAGTTCAAATACGTTAGGTTTATCAACTGATTATATGGGATGTTCATTTATGTGGATGTTATCATTAATTGTTGGAAATACTATGGTTATGGAAGTAAAGTCAGGATGGCGTGAAGTAGCTACATTATGGATTGCTTTGGTTGGTAAACCTGGGATTGGTAAAACGCCTTCCATTAATCAAATGATTTCACCTTTAAGGTCTTTAAATGCAAAAGAACAAAAGGAATATCAAAGACAATACCAAAAATGGATGGAGTATGAAGCGAAGGATAAAAAGGAAAAGGAACGAAGCGAAGAAATAAGAAAACCTAAAAACAAACAATTTATTGTAAATGATATTACTATTGAAGCTTTAGTTGATTTGCATGAAGAAAACCCAAATGCAGTAGGTATATTTAAAGACGAATTAGCAGGATGGTTTAAAGACATGAATAAATACAGAGCTGGATCAGATTTAGAGTTTTGGTTATCTTCATGGAGTGGTTCACCTATTTCATTAAACAGAAAGACAGCAAAAAACGCCTTTGTAGATAAACCATTTATTCCTGTTATTGGAGGTATACAACCAAGTATTTTTGAGGAGTATAGTAATGGAGCAAATAAGGATAATGGATTTGTAGATAGGATTCTTATTAGTTACCCTGATTTAAAAGTTAACAAGTACAATAATAATTATATAAGTGCTGAAGCTTTGCTTTGGTTTAATGATTTTGTAGTTAACATGAAGAGTGTAATTAATTCAAAGTTTTTAAATTTTGATGAAAACGATGAAATTGTACCTTTAATTGTAAAGTTTAATGAAGAAAGCGGAAAAGAATGGGTAAGAATACATGATAAAATTACTAATATTCAAAACTCAGATGATGAAAATGAGTACATGAAAAGTATGTTACCAAAACAAAAATCTTATATTCCGCGCTTTGCACTATTATTAAATACCTTATGGAGCTTTATAGATGAAAAATACCCTTATCAACAAGTCCAAAAAGATTCTATTTTAAGAGCTGAAAAACTATCAGAGTATTTTGTGAATATGGCTAAATTAGTTAAGCAAGATGCACGAGAGAAAACAGATTTAAAAAATGTCTCTAAGGATAAAATGAGCAGTTTTGATAAATTTAAAGCAATGTATGAAGCTGATAAAGATTTGAATAAAAGCGTTGTTGCTGAAATGCTAGACGTATCAAGAAGAACTGTTTATGATTGGGTTAAAAAATTAGATAAATGAAAACACTAAGAGATTATCAAATTGACCTATCTAAAAAAGCGGTCGATATACTTAAAGAAAAGAAAATAGTTTACCTTCAGTTCAGCGTCCGTGTTGGAAAAACTGCAACGGCACTTGAAACATGTAGACTATACGGCGCTAAAAAAGTGCTATTCTTAACAAAGAAAAAAGCAATTGGGTCAATTGAAAGTGATTATAATGATTTTGGCTTTACATTCGATTTAACGGTAATAAATAATGAGTCATTACAAAAGGTAACAGATAATGATTTTGATATCGTTATACAGGACGAGGCGCATTCTATGGGTGCGTTTCCAAAGCCAAGTAACAGAACGAAAGATTTTAAGTTACGTTTTTCACGTGTGCCAATGATATTGCTTTCGGGTACACCTTCAGCAGAATCGTACTCGCAATGGTATCACCAATTTTGGCTTAGTGCATACAACCCGTTTGCACAATACAAAAACTTTTATCAATGGTCAAAGACTTTCGTAAATGTTAAGCAAAGGCAGTTAGGTCACGGATTGATTAACGACTACTCAGATGCAAAGATTGATTTAATAGATGCAGTTATACAACCTTACATATTGAAATTTACTCAAGAAGAGTCAGGATTTGAATCTAAGGTAAACGAACACGTGATCTATTACCCTACTTTATGTCGTAACTTAATAGAGCGATTAGAAAAAGACTTAATCATTGAAGGTAAAGAAAACGTAATATTAGCAGATACGGGAGCAAAGTTAATGCAAAAGGTACATCAATTGGAGTCGGGAACTATTAAGTTTGAATGTGGCAAATCAATGATATTAAACACACGCAAAGCTGAATTTATTAGAGATTACTTTGAAGGTAAAAAGCTTGCAATACTTTACTACTTTGTTGAGGAGTTTGAACTATTGAAACTTGTTTTTCCTAACTTTACAAGTGACTTAGACGAATTCAATAGAACCGATAAACATTACATTGGACAACAATACAGTAGCGCAATGGGTGTAAACCTATCAAAGGCGCATTGCTTAGTGTTCTATAACTTTGGATATTCAGGCACAAATTTTATCCAAGCTCGTGACCGCATGACCGTAAAAGAAAGACCCGTTAACAATGTATACTTTGTTTATGGCAAAGGTTCGTTAAGCGAGAAAATACATAAGACAGTTTCACAGAAAAAAAACTTTACCTTAAAGATGTATGAGCGAACAAAGGATTCAAAGTAGTTGTATAAAACATGCTAAGGCAAAAGGCTGGATTTGTTGTAAGATAATTAAATGTTCAATAAATGGATGGCCTGACCTTTGTATGTACAAAGACGGTAAAACGATATTTGTTGAGTTTAAATCGTTGATTGGCAAACAATCAGAGCTTCAGAAGTACCAACAAAAACAACTTGAGGCGCAAGGTTTCAAATATTATTTAATAAATAATTTAAAAAACTTTCAAGAAATAGTTGCAGATTAATAATTAATGTGTATATTTGTTGTATAATTAAAACACACACACATGAAAACAACAGCGAACAAATCAGCAAGAACGTACACCATTAGAAAAGATGGTAACAAGTACAGAACAATCAGAATGTCTAAACAAGAGTTTGACAGCGCTTACTATTGGAGCGCGAATGATTGGAATCAGTTTTTAAAAACCGATGAATATTACGTTGTAAAATGAAAACTAACCTTAGAAAATTAGCGTTGATACTTCAGAAGGTAGACGCTTCATTGTTCTTTTCAATTAGCATTTACAACGGGTCAATCGTTTTAGGAGCATTTGAACAAGACATACTAATTGACGATTTAAATATAAATTGGGATTCAGTAGAGTTCGATTTAGAAATGACAATATTCAAGAAAAACAACGTTAAACTAATTGTATCATGAAAAACTTAATTAAAATACAAGCAGAGTTGAAATGTCCGAAGGGTTCTTTCAACGAATTTGGAAAGTACAAGTATAGAAGTGCTGAACAAATATTAGAGGCTTTAAAACCTTTACTTAACAAGTACGACTCATTATTATTGATGTCAGATTCAATAATTGAAATAGGTAACAAGTTGTTTTTAAAAGCAACAGCAACATTTAAACACGAAGGAGAGTCTATTGAGGTATTTGGTTTTGCTGAAATGGGAGAACACAAAGGAATGAGTTCAGAACAGACAACAGGGACTGCATCAAGTTACGCTCGAAAGTATGCTTTGAATGGTTTATTCTTAATCGATGAAACAGAAAGCGACCCTGACTCGAAAGCGCCAACACAGAAACGCAAAGAGACAATAACCGATGAACGTTTACACGCTGCGCTTGAGAAAATCAAAAAAGGTGAGTATACGATGGAAAAATTAAAAGAGAAATTTGAATTAACATCTAAACAATTAGAGCTATGTTAGTAACTTATGAGCTATACGACAAAGAAGGTGAACCATTAATGGATTTAGAAGGTAAAGAATACATTGCCCCAATTGGTTCAAATGTTATTTTTTCTGATGATGCACAAGAAGGTAAAGAGTTTGTAGCAGTTGAGTTTGTTGGAAAAGTACTATCTCACCTATATAATGTTACATCAGACACACTTTATATTGATTGCGAAATAAACCAAGATTTAACTGAGCATGACGACTTACGTTTTGTTAAGTACCACGAACTTAAATTTAAACAATCATGTTAACAGCTATCCAAGAGCTAATCCAATCGTTTGAAAATGATAGGATGCAAAAAAGCTACACCAAAGAACAAATGATTGAGTTGTTGACCTATAAACTTGAAGCAGAAAAACAACAGATAATCGAAGCACACGGAAGTAAGTTAAAATTATCATCAGGAACAACTAATCATGAGTATTGGTTTACTGGGGAAGATTATTACACTAAAAAATTTAAGACATGTTAAAAATTATGAGTACCAAGGTAAAAGAACAGCGAGCGCAAAGACTTTTGAAGGTGTTAAAAAACGTACATGATGAAACAAAAGATGATTTTGTACAGATATACATTTCAAAAAAATATAACGTATCTCAGCAAACTGAGCTAAAAATAAGAAGTGAATTTTTGCAACACAAAAGAGATGGTAAAAAACATCTTTACAAGTGGAAAAGCATTAAGCCAAACATACACATGGCTCGTAAATTGTACGATTTTTTATATAAACAAGGTCAATCAAAAAACAAGAACCAAATTTATCAAAAGCCAATTGAAGTAAAACAAGAAACATTAAAAAAAGAAATCAGTTTATTTTGGGGTTTAATTAAAATCAAATACTAATGTTAATCAGATGCAGTTCACTACCGAAAATAATGACAGCGTCCCGAACGAAAGGGGCGCTATCAGAGACAGCGAAAAGCTACATAAAGTCAATCGCTAAACAAGACTACTTCGGCTACGATGTAGAGCTAAACAATAAGTATGTAACTAAGGGAATACAATGTGAAGAGCATTCAATTGCACTACTTAACGATGTACTATTTACTAACTACGCAAAGAACACCGAACGCAAGTCAACGGATATTCTTACAGGAGAATGCGATTTATACACACCTGAGTTAATAATCGAGATTAAAACGTCCTGGTCCTTTGAAACGTTTCCTGCAACACCCGACGATATTAACATTAAAGATTACGAATATCAGTTAAGAGGTTATATGTATCTTTACAACGTTGATAAAGCTGCATTGGCATATTGCATGGTCGATACTCCGAGTGAGCTTATAGGCTACGAAAACGAGCAATTGCACCGAGTAGGTAACACAACGAGTGAGTCACTTGTAACCATATTAACTATTGACCGTGACTTAGAGCTTGAACAAAAAATGCTTGAAACGTGTAAGCAAGCAATTGAATTTTATAACGAATACAGAAATCAATTCCATGCGAAAAAGTATAATTAATTTTCAGGACATACCAATCGACACGATTCGTATGCGACTAAAATACCAAAAGAAAAAGTACAGTGTAACCGAATGTGTGAAGGAAGCATTTAGAATAGCTAACAATAAAATAAAAGAAGATGAAAAACGAGATGAAATTTAATGGAACAATCACTAACGTGTTGGAAGTGATTGAGGTAGGAGCAAACAAAAAGATTGAGTTTGTAGTTAAGGAAAATGTGGAGCAATATCCTCAGAGTGCGAAATTTAGTATCTTTGGTACTGAGAAGGTAGATAAGTTCTTGCAGTACAACAAGGTAGACCAAGAGGTTGAGGTGCATTTTAACTTTAAAACAACCGAATGGCAGGGTAAGTATTTCACGAATAATGAAGCGTGGAGAGTAAACAAAGTACAATCAGAAGAAACACCGTTTTAATATGAAAAGACCTTTAAGAAAAAGCAATGTAGATATAAAACTACTTATACAATCATGCGAGGATTTTATTGATTTTTTAGATAGCGAGGAGTATCATGAAGACAAAATAGTAAACTATGAAAACGATATATTTGTACAAGCAATGGAAGCAATATACGGAAAAGAAGTTTTTAATTTTATAAACAATAGAATAGAATGAAAAAAAAAGTAACAAGCCTCAGCGATTTGACTGAGGCTAAGCGCCAGCAGGCAATCGAATATTACAAACACATAGCTCATGCAACAATGCTTTGCCAATCAGCTTTGCATTCCTTAGATGATGTTAGCGACAACATGTTTCACAAGCGAGAAATCAAGCAAACAATAAATGCTTTTATCACAGGTGTCGAAAGATTTGCAGCTACCTTTGTAGAAAATAATAATGAGACAATGGCACAGACCTACTCAAATGTTATCAAACAAATAGATGCGTTCAAAGAAAACATTAATATCGAGATACAATGAAAAAGGACAATAAGAACCGAAACCGTTGGATGATAGCGATATCATTCGACATCGATAGGTGGAAGAGACGAGAGAATAGGAAGGGGGTTATTAACGTAGGAAGATTAATTTGTAAAGCATACTATAATAAATACGATGATGGAAATTGAAGAACAAATAGAACAGCTTAAGGCTAAATTAACAGGGAATATCTTTGAGGATGGTGAGTTGATGCAAAAGATATACGAGTTGAAGAAACAACTTAATCCCGAGATTGAAAGCAATCCAGAGTTGGACGACGACGATTTGGAAGAGTGCCTGTATTGCGGGTCGTAACTAATTAAAAAACAAAACATTATGAGTAAAATAGAGTTATTAAATGTATTCGGGTCGGACACTATGGTTTTAGATGTTGCGAGAGCTTCTTTTGATAAGAAATCGGATAATTATACAACAGAACAAAACAATAGATTAATAAGCTATTTAGCTAAGAATAATCATTGGAGCTGCTACGCTCATGCAAGAGTACAATTCCGGTTGCAAGTTCCTATCTATGTAGAGCGACAATTAATTAAAACGCAGATAGGTGTTGAATACAATTCAATCAGTGGCAGGTACGTGGATTTTAGTGATACATACACACTAATAAACGAATGGCGAACACAATCAAAAGATAGTAAGCAAGGCAGCGCGGAACCTTTGGACATGTACGGTCAGGAGGCTTGTAACGTTATTGAATACGAAGTAAAAGAGTTTTGTCAGAATGCTTATAAGAATCTAATTGATTTAGGTGTAAGCAAAGAACAAGCACGCACTATCTTACCGTTGAATCTTAATACTACAATGATTTGGACAGGATCACTTTACGCATTCATCAGGCTATGTAAGCAACGTTTGAAACCCGATGCACAAGCCGAAACACGAGAAATTGTTTCCGAAATGTTACGACAATTAAAAGAAAATGGTAAATTTGCTGAGTCATTAAAAGTGTTTGATTTATGAAGATAAAAGTTAGTACAAGAGTTGTATTCATATTCAAAGATTACGTTGTTAAGGTACCCATTAGTTTACGTGGGTACTTGCAATGCATACAAGAACGCAACGTGTGGGAAAAGTACAAGCATTTAAATATATTAGGTGAACTGTATAGTTATAAGCGTGGAATCATTAAGATGAAACGTTATGACCCTATCGCATACGTGGACTACAACGATATAGCAAATGTAAAAGAATCGATTCAAGAGCTTAATATCGACAACTGCGACCTTTACAATAAAGCAAACTGGGGTCAATTGAATGGTAAAAGATATTTAATTGACTACGGAGTTAATGAAGAGATAGCTAAAATGTATAATTTATGAAGACACTACTGAAAGCAATTAAGATGTTAGAGGCAGAAAACAAAGACCTCGAATATCAATTAGAAAGAGCGGAACTATTACTAAAAGTAACAATGGAACAAAACACAATGTTACGAAATGATTTAAAACTATTATCAGATGCACACAGGAACAAAACTAAGATGTATTGAAAAACACTTTGCCAATGTTACTTATGGTAAAGTGTACGACGTTGTAAAACAAGATAAGAACTACACGTGGATAGTTAACGACAAAGGACATGAGCAATCATTTGACAATATCGAATCATACTTTGAAGTAGTGACCGATAACGCACCTTCGCATTACAACAATGAAAAAGGCTCGCTTTACAAATTTGCAGAAGACCATGGACTAAATGCATACGAATTTGATTTAGTAAAACGCCTGGTAAGATGCAGAAAGAAAGGTAACTTTGTTCAAGACCTTGAGAAAACAAAATTTTTAATTGATTTATATTTGAAAGAATGGAAAGAGAAATAATCAACTGGGCGAAGGCTCGTAACTTAGACAACCCCGATAATAAGTTCCAACAACTTGCAAAGGTTATGGAGGAGTTAGGTGAATTATCTTCAGCAATACTAAAAAAAGATATAACCGAGTCAATAGATGCCCTTGGAGATACTTATGTAACACTTGTTATATTAGCACATCAAATGGGTTATTCATTAGAAGATTGCGCTAAAAGAGCTTTTAAAGTGATTGAATATCGAACGGGTAGGACGGAATCAGGAACATTTATCAAAGACTAACTTAATACCCTTGCATCTAATTGGTGTAAGGGTTTTTTTATTATGAATCTAACAGAAATAGCACAGCACCACGATGAATGGGTGCGAATAGTTAAGCGGTTCGGAGCAAAGACCGAAGCGGAAGACATTGTACAAGACATGTACATTCGTTTTCATAAGTACGGCAAAGGGCAGGTGATCACCAAATCATTCATTTGGATAATGCTGCGTAACATATTCTTTGACTACTGCAAGCGTGAAATATCAATGGTTGACATCGACCTTATGGTTGACCTCTCCGAAGACGAAAACAACAAAACATACGAAATAGAGTTATATTATCAAAGCGTCGAAGAACAAATAAAAACATGGGAGTGGTTCGACCAACAATTATTTTTATTATATTTGCGTAGCGGTAAAAGTATGCGTGAACTTGAGAAGGAAACTAAAATTAGTTTGACCTCTATTTTTCACACAATAAAAAAATGTAAAAGAAAACTTAAAATATGGCAAAAAGAGTATCAAAGGGATTTGGCGATACAGTAGCTAAATTTACAGAAGCAACAGGAATAGATAAGCTTGTTAACTTCATTGCAGGAGAGGATTGTGGCTGTAAAGAACGTAAAGAGAAACTAAATAAAATGTTCCCTTACAAAACACCTGAATGTCTTACAGAAGTAGAGCACGATCAACTTACTTTCTTACTTCCTAAAATGACGGTAAGAGTTAGACCTTCAGAACAATTACAATTCTTAAAGGTTTACAATAGGGTATTTAAAACCAATGAGCAACCTACTTCATGTGCGTCTTGTTTGAACGATATGCTTCGTAAAATGAAACAAGTATACAATGCTTATGAAAATGAGGGAGCGTATTTAGGATGATAATAATATTAATTATTGTTTCAATTTTATCGATTTACAGGTTAATAAGAGACGAGATAATTTAATTAATTAATTTTTATTAATAGTGGATAAAAGGAAAAACAACGGTGGACATTCAACAGCAGGTAAGGCAGGAAGAAAGCCTTTGTCCGACGAAGTTAAAGGTTTTACTTTAGCACAACCACATGTAGAAGATGCTTTTAGAGTATTAGCCGAGATAATGATTGATGAGGCTAAAAGACCATCAGATAGGATAGCAAGCGCAAAGATTCTAATTGAATATGGTTGTGGTAAACCTAAAGAACATGTAGAACAAGATATTAACGTTACTACAATGAATCTAAAAGATATTATAAGTTTTGGTAGTACTGAATCCGAAATATAAAGCCTTTGCAAACGATAGTAGATATTTCATTATTACAGGTGGTAGGGGTAGTGGTAAGTCATATTCTATTAATTTACTATTACTACTCCTTACATACGAAACCAACCATGTTATCTTATTTACAAGGTACACTCTTACTTCTGCTCACGTCTCTATTATACCTGAATTTATTGATAAGATTGATATATTAGATAAACATAAAGATTTTCATATTACCAAAGATGAAATAATCAATCTAAGGACGGGAAGTAAGATATTATTCAAAGGAATTAAAACATCGAGCGGAACACAAACAGCTAACTTAAAATCTTTGGCTGGTGTTACTACATGGGTTCTTGATGAAGCGGAAGAGTTGACCGATGAAGATACATTCGATAAGATTGATTACTCTATAAGACATAAAGAGAAACAAAACAGGGTAATACTTATACTTAACCCTGCCACGAAAGAGCATTTCATTTATCAGAAGTTCTTTGAGAGTAGAGGTGTTGAGGCTGGAGTCAATACAATTAAAGGCGATACAACTTATATTCACACAACCTACCAAGATAATATATCAAACCTTTCAGAAAGCTTCTTAAATCAAATAAAAACGATAAAAGAACGACGTCCCGATAAGTATAAACATACTATACTTGGTGGATGGTTAGACAAAGCTGAAGGTGTTATCTTTACCAATTGGAGGATTGGACCATATAACAAAGATAATGGTAGTGTATTCGGTCAAGATTACGGGTTTAGTACAGACCCATCAACATTGGTAGAAACGTCGATTGATAAGACAAACAAAATAATTTATGTTAGACTTCATATTTATCAAACAGGGTTGACTACATCGCAATTAGCACAACTAAATAGGCAATTTGCAGGTCGTGACTTAATAGTTGCGGATAATGCAGAACCACGTTTGATCAACGAATTAAAGGCGCAAGGTTTAAATATTGTACCAACAATCAAAGGAGCTGACTCAGTAAAATATGGGATAAGTTTATTACAAGACTATGACTTAATTATTGACGATAATTCCGTAGATTTGATAAAAGAATTAAATAACTATTGCTGGTTAGAAAAGAAGTCAGAAACTCCGATTGATAAGTTCAATCATGGATTAGATGCTTTACGCTATGCAGTTAGTTATCAGTTAGCAAACCCAAACAAAGGAAAATATGGAATCAGGTAAATCACTAAGGCAAATGATTAACGAAAGCGCGGTAAAGGTTGCCGATGCTTTTAAAGAAGAACATGGGGACGAATGGAAGTTTTTATGTATAAACTCAATCGACAACGAGGTAGCGAAAGCAGAAGCAACGTTGAAGTATTGGAAGGGTGTTAAATCGAAAGTAATGCAAGTAAGATGAGTTGTGGATTGACACCAGGTTTATATAGAGATTGCTACGGCTATCAAAATATAAATGATTTTATAATACATGAAGTATTGTATAAAATAAGAAATTACAATAGTATACTATGCAAGTAGACATAAAGCTTGATGAATATGGGTATAGATGCCCTGAAGGTTGCTGCTATAACTACGGGATGAGAACAACGGTTAACGGTGAGGAACTTGCATTCAGGAATACGGACACTGAAACAATCGTTAAGGGTATTCTTGAAAAGTTAGGTTATAATGTTACAATAGAGAGTACTTATGAAGATTGAAATTGAAATCCCTTCCAACCTATCCGAAATATCTTTAGATAGGTATCAAAAGTACATGCTTACTCTTAATAATTCCGACGACAAAGAGTTTGTATTTCAGAAAATGATTGAAATCTTTTGCGGTCTTGAATTGAAGGAAGTTGTTAAGATGAAAGCGTCAACCGTTATCGAATTGGTGCAACATTTCAATAAAATATTCAACGAAAAAACAGCGTTCAAACATAGATTTAAATTGAATGGTGTGGAGTTTGGTTTTATTCCTGACTTAGAAGAAATATCATGGGGGGAGTACATCGACATTGAAGCTAACATTGGGGATTTTCAAAACATACACAAAGCGTTGGCGGTAATGTATAGACCGATTGTAAAAGACGTTAAGGGCAAATATGAAATAGAACCTTACAAGGGAGATTTAAGTTATTCAGAGGTGTTAAGATACGCACCGTTGGACGTTGTACTACCTGCTTCGGTTTTTTTTTGGACTTTAGGAATCGCGTTAATAAGCAGTACGCTATCCTCTTTGGAGCAGATGAAGAACAAAACCCGTATTCAGAAAATGTTCAATTCTCAAAACAATGGGGATGGTATAGCTCAATCTATCACGTCGCTCAAGGAGATATTAGAAGATTTGACGAAGTTACAGCGTTGGGACTTCATCAGTGCTTAACATTTTTAACCTTCGAACAACAAAAAAGTAGAATTGAAGTTAATCAATTAAAGAAGTCCCATGAAAAACTACTATAATTTATCAACTTTATTACATGATAGTATACTTGCTGACCCATTAGTTAACCGAGTTACTAAGGGAAGCTTGGATAAGATTACGAATGCTAAACAGGATATGTACCCATTGTGCCACATTATATTCAATGATGTAGCATTTAGAGGTAATACAACGGTTTATAACATATCTTTAGTTATGATGTCGATAGTTGATATAAGTAAAGACGACGTAACGGATATATTCAAGGGTAACGACAATGAGGACGACGTGTTAAATACAACGTTAAGTATACTTAATAGAATCTTTGAGAGGGTAAGGCGTGGGGACATTAGTGATTTAGGTTACGAAGTGTTGGACGACACGGCAAGTTGTGAGCCTTTTGTTGATCGATTTACAGATGCGGTTGCAGGTTGGACAATGACCTTTGATGTGTTAGCACCTAATGAAATGACTATATGTTAGCAGATTTAAGGGAGTCGGGGTTACAGGATGCGTTGGATAAGTTCAAAGCGTCGGTAATTAAACAAGCCCGTACTAATCTAACGAAAGGTCGTGCGCCTTTTGGCTCGCATAACAACACACGAAAGCTTTACAACTCTTTAAAAGGACAAGCGAAGGTTTACGCTAAGGGTTACTCACTCAGCTTTGAGATGGAAGAGTATGGTTTTTACCAAGACAAAGGGGTAAGGGGTAAACGTTCTAATTCACGTGCGCCAAAATCACCATATAAGTTCGGTAGTGGAACGGGAGCAAAGGGAGGATTAACGGAAGGAATACAAAGATGGGTTAAGGCTCGAAAGTTTCAGTTCAGACAACTTGACCCAGAAACAAAGAAGTCAACAGGTAAATTTTTATCGTACGATGCGACAGCATGGATTATAACAAAGTCTATTTACGCTAAAGGGTTAAGACCTACTTTGTTTTTTATCAAACCATTTGAGGCAGCTTACAAACGACTCCCTCAAGAATTAGTAAATGATTTAAGAATAGATTTAGAAAAGATATTTAATTATTCAATTAAACAGCCAAAATGATAAGAGCAAGGTCACCGTATATTATTACTATCAACGAAGCGAGTCAAGTTAGTACACGAATAGAGTTGTTTATCAGTGCTACGACGTTTAGTGCTACACCGCAATATAACTTAAGTAAGGCTATTCCTGCATCGAATGCACCGACAACTTACTATGATATTTCACCGTATATTCGTGAATACTTTGACCACAATTACTACTCAAATATCACATCTTTAACATCTACATACCTTAGTGTTCAAAAGCTAAATGTAAGAGTAAAGAGATATAAGACCGTAGGAGCTACTGAGTCATTAATTGATACAATAGACGAAATTGCAACGGATGGTTATTCAGAGTTTTCAAATGGCACTAACTATAATGGAGGCGATTACTTATTAGATGAAAAAACATACTACTATCATAGTGGTTCGAACCCAGGTTTTATATTAGCACGTGTTCAAACTGGCGATAAAGTAAGATGGACTGACCCTGAAGGGGTGACTTATTTAAGTGCGTCGCTAACTCAAGGGTTCTATTATTTTCCCCGTGCGTATAATAGTAGGTTTACGGAGCAATGGTTGACACAAATAATTGATTCGGGCAGTTCAGTTCAAGCATCATGGACATTTAAACCAATTGAAGAGTGTTTGTATACGCCAGTTAAGGTTGACTTCATAAATAAATATGGTGCGTTCCAACGTGAATTCTTTTTCAAAGCTTCGAGCGATAATATCGAGGTGACAAATAAAGATTATAACTTAATGCAACCATATGATTATAGTTTGACAGGCGGTCAAAGAACGACGTACAACCAAAACGGAATGCAAAGTATTAAGGTCAATTCAGGATGGGTAGAGGAGGACTTTAAAGACAACTTAAAGCAATTAATGTTAAGCGAAAAAGTGTTAGTAGATGAAAAACCTGCAATACTTAAAACAAAGTCGATTGAACTAAACAAGTCGATAAACACGAAGCAAATCAATTATAGTTTGGAGTTTGAATTTGCGTATGATTTAATTAATAGTATTGTATAGATGAGAAAAGTAGACGTATATATAGAAGTAATTGCGGATTCAAATAACTATGAGAAGTTAGAGTTATTTAACGATGAAGAAATTCAGATTAATAGTTCGATTCAAAACGTACAGGACCTTGCAAAGGTTTACACTGATTTTACTCAGTCGTTTACTATTCCTGCATCACCACATAACAATAGGTTGTTTGAACATTTTTACCAAACCGACGTAAATGCAAACGACAACCCTAACATAAGACGTAACGCATTTATCGAGATAGGTACTATTCCATTTAGGAGTGGGAAAATATCAATTGAAAGTTCAAACGTTGTTAAGGGACGTGTGGAAAGCTATTCAATAACTTTTTATGGGGATTTAACGAGCTTAAAGGATAAGTTTGGGGATGATAGCTTGAAAGATTTAGATTTGAGTAGTTATGGTATGACTTACAATGGAAGTGCAGTAAGGACAGAGCTTACAACAAACAATGTTTTTTCTCATATTAGATTTCCTTTGATTTCTGCTAATAGGCTATGGAGTTATGGAGATGGTTCAAATACGGATATTAGTAATAGCAGTTACCCGATTGTTTACAATGAGTTGTTTCCATCGTTGCGTGTAAAAAAGATATTTGAGACAATACAAACAAAATATAACGTATCATTTAACTCAAATTTTTTCAATCAAAAATTATTTACTGAGTTGTTTTTATTGCTTAAAAATAGAAAATCATTTAGGGAAGTATTTTCTGTTGAATTAGATTTTATTAGCGGCACTATGGCAAGCAATACTGCTACTTATAGTTTAGCAAATAACACAATGGTAAAAGTTGCTGGTCAATTCACGATTAAGATAACTCATTCAACTGTTCAGCAATGTTTTTTAGATGTTTACTTAGACGGAAAACTTGTAAATACATTTACATTATATACAGCAATAGGTACGAGTGGCGTTCCTTATCAGTTTCCATTATCAAATAGTACAGGGAACTACACATTTAGATTACGTTCAAATTCACCGCTAACAAGCGCAGCACCTTTAATTGTAGTTTTAGGAGGTGGTAATATTTCAACAAATACATATATCACATGTGCAAATGTTACAACTACAAATTTTTTAAATCCTACTGACCATGTACCTGACATTAAGATAGCTGATTTTTTAAGTGGAATATTTAAAATGTTCAATCTAACTTGTTACGCTACATCGGTTGGTAATTTTCAAGTTGAGCCATTGGATGATTGGTATTCAAAAGGTGCAGTTGTAGATATTACAGAATACGTTGACACGGACGAAATAACAATTGAACGCCACAAACTATACAAAGAGATTTCGTTTAATTATGAGAAGTCAGAAAGTTTTATCAATAAGGAATATGATTCAAGATTTTCACGTGAGTTTGGAAGTGTAAAAGAATCGTTTCCAAATTATGACGGTGAAGAATATAAAATTGAAGTTCCGTTTGAAAATATATCATTTACAAAAGAAGATGCAACAAACACTTCAGAACCTCCAAGAGCGTTCTTATTAGATAGTGTAAATTCTGTTGATAGTTATGACAACAAACCAATTTTACTTTATTACAATGAAACTTCTGTTGCGACTTCTTTTTATTTTAATACAGGTGTTTCAACTGCAATAGTAAACACATATAAACCGTTAACTAATCAAATAACATATAACAACGCATTATATTCAAATCATTTCTCAGTAGAAGGTAGTGCTTTTGATAGTACGTCAATTAACAACTCATTATATTTAAATTATTACAACAATTACTTACAAAACCTATACAACCAAAAGAACAGACTAACAAACGTTAAGGCGTTGTTCCCTATTTCATTGCTTACAAGCTTAAAGCTAAATGATAGGTTAATTATTCGTGACAAACGTTATATTATTAACGAGATGAAAGTTAACCTAACAACAGGCGATGTAGATTTAGCATTGATAAATGATTTTAGAGCTATCGTTAATATTAATTTACCTATTCAACCTGCTGCTGGTGGGATAGTGCAATATCCTTTGTTTTTTGAAAACGGAAAAGAATCTGCTAATATTTCAACAGTTATAGGAGGTGATTTTACAACGTATACACAAGAACAATTGCTGTCTTTTGAGGTTAACGAAAACACAACAGGTGACCCGTTAAGCTTTAATATTTATAGAGATGATGAACTTTACTTAACAATTTATCAAGATGCTTAATACAATTATACAACTATTGAAGTCAAACGACTTTTACGGTAAAAGCGAAATTATCGACATCGCTAAGGGCAAATATAAACTTACTAATTCCGTGCGTGAAAGCTACAAACAAGCTAAAAGAGAGTTATTATTAAAACAAGCTGAAAGATGGCAGAAAAGAAAATAATAGAGTTAGAGGTAAAGAATAATTTAGGCTCGCTTAAATCACAATTACGAGAGGCACAAGCGGAAGTAGCAAAGTTATCGGAGCAGTTTGGCGCAACGTCACGAGAGGCAGCGAATGCAGCAAAGAAAGCAGCGGAACTAAAAGACCAAATAGAGGATGCGAAAGCGTTAACAGATGCGTTTAATCCTGATGCGAAATTCAAAGCGTTATCTTCATCTTTGGGAGGTGTTGCAAGTGGTTTTGCTGCATATCAAGGGGCGCTTGGCTTAGTAGGTGTTGAGAGTAAAAAGGTAGAAGAGCAATTACTGAAAGTTCAAAGCGCAATGGCTTTAGCTGAGGGGCTACAAGCTTTAGGAGGTGCAAAGGATTCATTTATTCAATTAGCTTCAGTTGTTAAAAACCAAGTTGTAGCAGCGTTTGCAACGTTAAAAGGTGCGTTAATAGCTACGGGGATAGGTGCTTTGGTAGTGACAATTGGCTTTCTATTACCTAAAATAATGGAGTGGATTGACGGCACTAAGGAATTAGAACGTAGACAAAACGCTTTGAATAGCGAGATTGACAAAGCAAATATAAAATATCAAAAAAACACTGAGCAAATAGATAAAAATATCAATGCTGAGTTACGATTGGCACGTGCAAGAGGTGCAAGTGAACAAGAATTATTGAACATTGAGAAAAAAGGTAACAAAGAACGTGTACAAGTACAAAAAAGAACGGTTGCAGAGCTTGATAAATTGCTTAAGGATAAGCGAAACATGTACATCGAGGCTTATGTAGATGAAGATTGGGACAGGGCAAAGGCTTTAAATAAAGAGTTTAAGGACTTACAAGCTCAAAGAAATGCAATTTTAAAGGCTAAAAAAGACCAAAATGATGAGTTAAAGTTAAAACAGGAAGAGCTTAATATAACCACACTAACAAAACAAAAAGATAATTTTAAAGAATCACATAACAACTTAAAGGAAAACTTAAAAAAAGAAGTTGAAACTTATGAAGAAAGCTTTAATAAGCGATTAAAAATGCAAGAGGAAACAGATGCATTAAGATTAGAACCTATAAACATTGAAGACCAATTCAAAAAAGAAAGAGAAAGAGAGCAAAGAAAAAAAGATTTGATAATACAAATAAATAAAGAAACAAACGAAGAGTTAATAAAAGACCTAAAAAAAAGAGTTGAAGATGAAGAACAACTCGAAAAACAAGTAAAAGACCAAAAGATAAGAATGGCGCACAATGCTTTTAGCGTTATTCAAGGTGTAGCTGACTTATTCGCTCAAGGTAATGAAGCTGACCAAAAGAAAGCTTTTGAATTAAATAAGGCGGTAAACATAGGTCAGGCAATTATGAACACTGCTCAAGGTGTGACCGCTGCGTTAAGTGGAGGGGGAAACCTTGGTAAAGTTGCAACAGGTTTGAACTTTGTTGAGGCTGGATTGATTGGAACGATTGGAGCGTTGAACATTGCAAAGATTGCTAACACACAATTTCAAGGTGGTGGTAATAATGGAGGGGGCAACACACCAACAGCAAGCGCACCTCGTACACCAAGCTTTGATATTATACAAGCACAGCCACAAATGCAGTTAGGAGCGTTACAACAACAACCCGTTAAAGCATATGTAGTGAGTGGTGAAGTATCAACAGCGCAAGCCTTAGACCGTAATAGGGTAAGAAATGCAACATTTTAATCAAAGTTAAGTTATAAAGATATGCAGAACATAGAGCTAACAATTAAGGACGACGAGCAAGGGGTTTTCGCGATTTCATTAGTCGACAAGCCGGCCATACAAGAAGATTTTATTTTCTTAAGTGAAATAAGTGTAGAATTAAAAGTAACCAACGACGAAAAACGTGAAGTAGTTGGACTTGCTTTAGTGCCTAATAAACAGATATACAGACGTATACAAGACAAAGAATTTACGATTTCATTTAGTGAAGAAACTATTGCAAAGGTGCAAGAATTGTATCTTAAAAAGAATTATAATAACAACGTTACGGTTGACCACGAACATAGTGTTGAAGGTGTTAGTTTGATTGAAAGTTGGATTGTAGAGGATGAGAAATTCGATAAGTCTAACTTGTATAACTTAAATGCGGTTAAAGGTTCATGGGTTGTTAAAATGAAGGTGTATAATGAAGAGGTGTGGCAACAAATCAAAGACGGTAAATTCAAAGGGTTTAGCATCGAGGGGAAGTTTGACGGCTTAGACCAATTACAAGCGGAAAGTCATGAGGACATTATGAATGAAATAAAGGAACTTTTAAAACAAATATAAAAATGGGAGTAACAATAATTGACAACACGCAAACTATTAATAACGCTACTTGGAGAGTACAAGCGGACGTTATTACAGATGAAAGCGGAATAGTAAAAGAAAACGGAACTATCCACTATATCGATGGAAAGCTGAAATATCATGCGAATGGTGTGATTAAAGAGGTTGGAGTTGGTACAGATTACGCAATACCTGTGTCAGGTGTTATAACGTCCCTTCCCGGTGCATTTGCGTTTGAAAACATAAACTATTTGTACGCTGCAGGAGGTGTTGTTTTTTTCAACGGTGATTCATGGGAATATGCTTTGACAAATGCAGATGCTGCTATTGGTACGCTTGTAAATGATGTTTCAACTAACAAAACTTACAAATGGTCTGGTTCTTCATGGGTACAATACGCCACGCAAAAAGTTCTTGATTTAAGTTTATCACGCAAAACAGATTCTTACACTTTAGTAGCTGCTGATAATGGACAAGTAGTTGAAATGAACAAGGCAACGGCTAACACTTTAACAGTACCTCAAAACATTTTTACAGCAGGTCAACAAGTATTGGTAACACAGTATGGAGCAGGACAAACAACAATCGCAGCTGGATCAGGTGTAACGTTACGAAGTGACGGTGGTAAATTAAAAATCAACACTCAGTATTCAAGCGCTACGATTTTATTTATCTCTGCTACTGAGGCGTATGTATTCGGTAATTTAGCATTGTAATGAGCTTAATACCTTCGTTTATAAGGTTTAGAGAAGTCACTACCGCATTGGATAGTGACTCTTTATTTTTACAACCTATCGATTCAGACATACCTAAAAAAGTATCGTTATCAAATTTCACTACGTATTTAGGTGATGAAGACAACGGGATTTTGTTTGGGGGCACGGGTGCAGATGAAGACGTTTATAAGATTATCGGAGGCGTTGGAGCAAGTATTAATTCAGATAAATATAACTAATGAGCGATATAACAAAGAGAATAATAATAAAAAAGGGAGCTGGTGCGCCTACTATACCAAGTAGCTCAGACCATAGGGACGGCACATGGTTAGCGACGGACATTTACGAGGGTGAATTATACCTTGATACGGTTGCTGGGCTTAATTACACGCGTTATGGTAGTACGATAGTTGAGTTATTTCCAACGTCGACAGGATTAGCAGGTAATGAGTTTGTATTTGTGTTTTCAATATTAGACTTACCTACTGCTGTTAGTAGTGTAATAACATTAGAAGATAACATTACATATTTCATTACTAAAACAATTGATTTAGCAGGCGCACGTTTAGTAGGTGGGGTGAATAGTGTAATTATCGGAGGATCTTCTGAAAATTGTATTTTAAAAAGTACTGGGTTAAGTAGTTCTACTGCATTAATAACGTCGGTTCATTCTTTGCCAATTCGTAATATAACTATCACACACGGCACGGCATTAAACCTTGATGGTGACGGCACGACAACTGCTTTAGATTGGTTTGGTGTAAACTTTACCGACTGCGCAACGGTGGGAACAATCAAAGACTATACAAACTTTGTAATGAGTGATAGTGCATTCTTGAATAGTGGCAACTTAACTTTTGACGGTACGATAGGCACGATAGGAGTTAGTAACTCATTATTTGATTGTTCAACAGGGTCAACGGCTTTAATATTGCCAAGTACATTAACGGTTAGTAGAAGATTTAGAGTAATATATTCGTCCTTTATTGCTTTGAGTGGTGAAACTGCTATAAGTGTAGATGCGAGCGCAACAATTTCAAGTGAGAGATACATTTTAGACACGGTAAACTTTAGCGGTGGTGGAACGTACATAAGCGGTGTAGGTCACACGGATAATAAGTCTTTGTTTGTCAATTGCGTAGGTATAACTAACACTTCTACAAAAGGGTTCATGTATATGCTTAACAATACAACAGATACAGCTATCGGAGTAAGTAACGTGAACGTGTGGGTTAAAGCTACAGGTACGACAACGAGCGGAACAAACTCAAAATTTACACACACAACCAATAGACTTACTTACAATGGAGCGTTTACAAACTCTTTTTTAGTTACTCTAAACGTGACTGCCCGAAGTGCCGGTGTCAATCAGATAATCAGTATTGGTGTTGCCAAAAACGGAACGATAATAACAGAAAGTGAGGGTATAATTAGAACAACAACATCAAACGTTGAGCATGGAGGAAGTACGCAAGCGGTTGTTGAATTAGTAGCGAATGACTATGTAGAATTGTACGTACGTAACACTTCCTCAACAGATATAAGGGTTACAGACTTCAATTTTAACGTGGTTAAAATACCCGTGTAATTTACAACAAACCGACATTTAATAAGTTAATAAATTATGAATGAAGTCAAGTACATTTTAGAGCAAATCAGGAAGACCAAAACAATAGTGCTAATCATAATCCTACTTGCCTTCATTCTTTTTTATTACAAGTCTTTAGTTACTCAAGTAGTAATAACCAAAATAGATAAGGTTGACGAAGTGAAAAAAGACATAACTAATAATGTTTTGATTCAACAAATGTTAAATGACTTAATGTTGAAATACAAAGCGGATAGGGCGTATATCTTTCAGTTTCACAACACGATCAAATACTACGACGGGACGCATAGAAACCATCAATCAATGAGTTTTGAAGTGTGTAATAATGGTGTAAGCCCTGAAGCACATAATTTACAGAATATTCCAGTTAGTTTATATCCATTGTTCCTACAACAGATAATGTTAGAACGTATGAACTATTGCGACGTAAACGAAATACAAGAGCATACAACAAAATCGGAGTTATTAAGACAGGGTGTTAAGTCTATTTGCATTGCACCGTACTTTAAGAATGGAAACTTTGTGGCTTACATTGGTATTGATTACGTAAAAAAAGGAATGTGTAAAGATATAGATTTTAGGGAGTTCAAACAATTTACAAACGAAATAGGAACAATTTTAATGTTATGAGAAAAGGAGGTAAAAAAGGTTGCCAGTGCAAAGATGGCACGTATTCAAAAGAATGTTGTGACGGTCAATCACAAGGTATTGGAAGTACAGAGCAACAAGTAGTAAGTAACGTAAACCATACTATTCAAGTAAGGGAAATTACAACAGAAAGAGGTTAAATAAGTTATATAGTTATGAAAGCAAAAATTGTAAGAAAAATAGACAATACTATTGATGTTAGATTAGGCGCAATAGATGATTTGATTAAACGCAGAAGTGAAATTGTTCAAAAAAACAATTATTCTGATGAAATAAGCAGGTTAAAGTTAGCTATCGACTCAAGGAGAGCTTCGTTTACAAGGTTAAACAATGACATAGCTCCAGTATTAAAACAACTAAGGGATTTGGGCGTTACAGATAAAGCAGCAGAGTTGAAAAAAATAATGGATTTAAATTCTGAATCTATAAAATTAGACGAGTCAAATCTGAAAAACGCGCAAGCAATTAAATAAATATAAAAATGGAAAAGGATAAAACATTATTAAAAAAAGTCAAAAACTTCCTTGTAGATTTGACAGGTATAGAAGTTAATTTGGAGGAGCAAACATTGGCAGACGGCAGCACGGTAATTGAAGCGGATTCATTCGAGCCTGGTGCAAGTGTTATGATTGTAGTTCCAGAAGGTGAACCTGTACCATTAGAGGTTGGTAAGTACGAACTTGAAGATGGTCGACTATTGGTAGTTGAAGAAAAAGGTATGATTGCTTCAATCGAAGAAATGCCTGCGGAATCAGAAGAGGAAGAGATGCCTGTTGAGGCTGATATCACTCCTGAAGTTGAAGTTAAGCAACCAAAGAAAGTTGTGCAAATCACCGAGCAACACTTCGCAGAAATGCAAGCTAAGATTGAGGAGCTTGAAACTAAGTTAGCATCAATGGAACCAATTGTTGAAGAACAACCAACGGATGTAATCGAATTTAGCGCAGAGCCTAAACCAATTCAGTTCAATCCTGAGAACGTACAACCAATGGAGAGAATAGATTTAGCAATTAATACGCCTAAATCGTTGAGAGATAGAATTTTAGAAGAAGTATATAACAACAAATAAACAAATAAAAAATGGCTACAACAGTTAACATTTCAACTTCATACGCTGGACAAGATTCTAAGCTATGGGTAAAAGCTGCTTTATTAAGCGGTAACACATTGGCGAATGGCGGTATGACAATCGTACCAAACATTGCTTACAAGACTACAATGCACAAGCTATCTACGGATTCGCTTTTAAAAGATGCGACGTGTGATTTTACAGCACTTTCTACTGTAACACTTTCTGAAAGAAGTTTGACTTTAGAGCCGTTTCAAGTAAATTTACAATTGTGTAAGAAAGATTTTTATGCAACTTGGTCTGCTGAAGAAATGGGATTGTCTGCAAACAAAGTTTTAGCTAAATCTTTTGTAGATTATTTTTTAGCTTACATTACCGAGAAAGTTGCTGAATCAGTTGAGGTTTCTATTTGGAGAGGTGCTAACGGAACAACAGGTCAAATTGATGGTATCGCTACTTTATTAGCTGCTGATGCTGCTTTACCTGCTGCTCAAGAAATTGCTTCCACTACGGTAACGTCTTCAAATGTCGTTGCTCAATTAGGTTTGATAGTAGATGCAATTCCGGCTGCTTTGTACGGTTCGCCTGATTTGAAAATTTACGTTTCTCAAAACATTTTGAAGGCTTATGTTAGAGCGTTGGGTGGTTTCTCAGTTGCAGCTACATCAAATAATGGTGTTGAAAACAAAGGTACACAATGGTATAACGGTCAAGGTTTGACTTTCGACGGTATTCCAATTTTCGTTGCGAACGGTTTAGCTGCTAACACTGCTATCGCTGCTGAAACTTCTAACTTGTTCTTCGGTTGCGGTTTATTAAATGACACAAATGAAATCAAGTTATTGGACATGTCGGATATCGACGGTAGCATGAATGTAAGATTTGTAATGAGAGCAGGTATGGCAGTAAATTATCATTCAGTTTCCGACATCGTAACATACGGAATCACGAACTCAGCTAACTAATTAACTAATTAATAACCAATTAAAGGGAGGGTATATTCCCTCCTTTTTTTTTAAACTTTAAATTTTATGGCTTGCAATTTAACAATAGGAAGAGCAGAAGCATGTAAGGAAGCAATTGGAGGTTTGAAGGCGGTGTACTTCATCAACTTTCAAATTGTACCTTCTGACGTAACTTTCTCGAATGACTTAATAACAGCAGTAACAAACGTTGACAACTTATACAAATATGAGTTGAAATCAAACGAAAACGTATTTGACCAAGAGATAGTGACATCACGTGAAAACGGTACTACTTTCTTTCGTCAAACATTGACTATAAAGCTAAAAAAACAGGACGCTACGACTCACAAAGAAATTAAACTTTTGGCTTATAGTCGTCCACACGTCCTAATTGAAAATAACAATGGGCAGTTTTTCTTAATGGGATTGTACAGAGGTGCTGATTTAACGGCGGGTAGTATCAATTCTGGTGGATCGCTTTCAGATTTTTCGGGATACAGTTTGACTTTTACCGCTGAAGAGGCTTTACCGGCACCATTCACGGATATCACAAGTTCTTCTACTATCGTTTCTGATTGTTTCACAGGTGCGACAATTGTAACTGCTTAACCATGGCTTGTTTAATAACGGCAGGACGTTTAGAGCCTTGTAAGGATAGTCTTGCAGGGCTTACAAACGTTTATTTTATCAACGAGGACATAACGCCAAACTTTATATATAAAGAAAATACACCGATGGCTAATCAGTGGGACTACCTATTAGACAATGATTATAATGAGTCAATTGATTATTTAAACGGAATAAATTCTTTATATAAGTTTGAGTTGAAATCTAACGAAAATGTTTACGACCAAGAGATAGTGACATCACGTGAAAATGGAACTACTTTCTTTCGTCAAACATTGACTATAAAGCTAAAAAAACAGGACATTGCAACACATAACGCTGTCAAAACTTTAGCTTATGCAAAACCGAGAATTTTAGTTGAAAACAACGAGGGACAGTTTTTCTTAGTTGGACTACTTAGAGGTTGTGATGTAACAGCAGGAAGTATAAATAATGGTGGGGCTTTGGGTGATTTTTCAGGTTATTCCTTGACCTTCCAAGCGGAAGAGCTTTTACCGTCACAATTCGTGCCTTTGGGAACAAATGCTTTTTACGACAACTTAAACAACGACGATTTTCCAAAAACTTTATCTACTATTGTAACAAGTTAATTTACGGAGGGGTTTAAAACGCCCCTCTTTTTTTTGCAACAAAAACACTAATTTTTAGTTATACTATTAATGATAGTATTAACGACATCCACATCACCGCAAACGGTGTATTTTATCCCTCGTGAAGGTACGGGGAATTCAGATAAGATATTCTTAACAGACGAGCAAACAAACGTCACTACAACTATTAATATTACAACCTACGCAACGGGTGATTATTACCACATGGCAACGGCTACATTTGCATTAAAAGAAGGTCATACTTATATTTGTAAGATAGGCAAAACAAACGATATTCGCTTTTACGGACGTGTATTTTGCACGGATAATCCAAGCTCGAATTTTACTCAAACGGTAACAACAAACGAATTTATTATATATGAATAATAACATTATACAACTATCTTCATACACTGCACCTGTCATTGTTGAGAACAATAAGAATGAGTGGGTAGAATATGGTGAAGATAACAACTACTATCAGTTCTTAATTGACAGATATAGCAATTCAGCAACCAACAACGCTGTAATTAATAACATTTGTCGATTAATATTTGGCCAAGGGTTAACAGCTACGGATAGCGCAATGAAGCCAAACGAATGGGCTCAATTACTATCTATATTAAAGGAAGATGATTTAAGGCGTATTATATTCGATTTGTACGCATTAGGGCAGTGTGCCTTACAGATTCACTATGACAAAGGACATAAAGCTATTACAAGGGCTTTTCATACACCTATTCAGTTATTAAGACCTGAGAAGTGTAACCAAGATGGTGACATAGTAGGTTATTATTATTCTGACAATTGGAGCGACCCTAAAAAGTACGTACCTAAACGATTTGATGCGTTCGGAACTTCAAAAAAAGAAGTTGAAATTTTGTATTTAGCGCCTTATAGTGCTGGAATGAAATACTTTTCAAATGTAGATTACCAAGGGGGAATTGATTACGCATATCTTGAAGAAAAAATAGCTGAATACCTTATTAATGAGGTTGAAAACTCCTTCGCTCCCACCAGTATCGTAAATTTTAACAATGGTACCCCAACCGACGAGATGAAGGATGAGATATCTGCATCTGTTATTGGTAAGCTTACAGGGTCAAAAGGTAAGAAAGTTGTAATATCATTCAATGAGAATGAAGCTACCAAAACAACAATTGACACTGTACCTTTGCAAGATGCTGCGGACCATTACCAATATTTAAGTGATGAATCTACCTTCAAAATATTACGTTCTCACAACGTTACTACTCCTTTATTATTTGGGGTATCGGTTGCCACTGGATTTAGTAGCAATGCTGATGAAATGAAAACAGGCGCTTTGTTGTTTGAAAACATGGTTATCAAGCCAAAACAGCAAATGATAGTTGAAATGATTAAAAAAATACTTTCGTTTAACGGTGTTTCACTTAACCTTAGATTTAAAACTTTGAATCCTTTACAAGGTGACGAGCCACAACCCTTACAAGAGGTAAAAATGAGCGCTCAAGACGAATTGGACGTTGCAAAATATGGTGAGGACATTGATTTAGATGAGTGGGTGTTGATTGATAGTCACGAGGTAGACTATGAGATTGAGGAGGAATTGGATGAGCAATTACGAAAACTTAACGAGCCTACAAAATTGTCTAAGGTTTTGAACTTAGTTAAAACAGGCACAGCACGACCTAACACAAAGAGCTTACAAGATGGTGAAATCTTTAAACATCGTTATAGATATGTTGGGGACACTTCGGAAAAGTCAAGATTGTTTTGCAAGAAAATGACTCAAGCTAATAAAGTATACCGTAAAGAAGATATTGTAAGAATGGAATCGGAAGTTGTAAACGCTGGTTTTGGTCCTAAAGGTGCAGACAATTATTCTATTTGGTTATACAAAGGCGGTGGAGCATGTCACCATAAATGGGTTCGTGAAACTTACTTAAGAAAATCAGATGCTAATTCACCTTTGGCAAAGAAGTTTACACCGGCACAAACTCGCAAACTTGGTGAAATCGCGCCGACAAACGATAAAAGAGTTTACACGCGTCCGATTGATATGCCTAACAAAGGATTTTTACCTAAATAATAAGACATGGCAGAAGCACTATTAATATCGAAAAAAGACTTACAAGAATACACTTCTTTAAACGCCAACACGGACGTTGATAAAGTTATTCAATTTGTACTTGTAGCGCAAAACATTTGGATTCAACAATACACAGGGACCAAGCTATTGGATAAGATTAAAACGGACATTACAAACAATACGCTTTCGGGTAATTATATAACGCTTGTACGCTCGTATTTAAAGCCAATGTTGATACATTTTACGATGGTTGAATACTTACCTTTTTGCGCTTACACCATTTCAAATAAAGGTATCTATAAGCACCAATCTGAGAATAGCGAAATCGTATCAAAAGAGGAAGTTGACTATTTAATCGAAAAAGAAAAACGCATTGCAGAAAGTTACTCTCAAAGGTTTTTAGACTATATTTGCAAGAATAATAGTTTGTTCCCAGAGTATACAACAAACGAAAACGGCGATGTATATCCGCAACATAATAACTATCTAACAAATTGGTATTTATGAAGAAAAAAAAAGAATATAAACCAAAGGAAGAAAACATAATTAAACTTAAAATCTATTTAAATGATATTAGCAAACCACGGGATAATAAGTAGCAGCAGAGGTGTTTTATACGATGCTGATGCACTTGCATTTATGACAGCTGCATCAATTACCGACAACACACAAAAAACAGCAATTAACACGCTTGTAACTGATTTAAAAAGTTATAACATTTGGACTAAAATGAAAGCTATTTATCCATTTGTTGGTGGTACAGCAACTACACACAAATTCAACTTGAAAGACCCAAGAGACTTAGATGTTGCTTATAGATTGGAGTTTTTCGGGGGTTGGACACACTCAAGCACAGGATCTTTACCGAATGGGACAACGGCTTATGCTGACACTAAAATAAACGAAAATACTGTGATGACATTAAATAGTCAGCATTTATCCTACTATTCAAGGACAGACATACTTGGGGCGTATGCAGATATGGGACTTTGGGATTCCACATTATTAATAGGCTCGCAAATGTTATCAAGGGTTGTTTATCCAAGTAGTGATTCATTTACTGGTTACGTACAAGATGGAAGCAACACCTATGTTGCTAATACTGATTCAAGAGGTTTATTTGTTATGAACAGAATATCCAGTTCTGTTTTAAAATTACAAAAAAACTCAACGATTTCATCTTTCACTTCTAATGTTGGCGCAAAATCAAATTTAAACTTCTTTATAGGAGCAAGAAATTTAATTGGGGCAGCATCACTCTACACGCCAAGAGAATCATCTTTCGCATCAATCGGTGACGGTTTATCAGATACAGAAGCATCTAATTTTTATACAGCAGTACAAGCATATCAAACTACTTTAAATAGACAAGTGTAATGAAAGTAAGACAATTAACAATAGAACAAAAAGACGCATTAGTTGGACAAACATACGATGGTGTGCAATATTTCAATCCGACTTTAGATGCAAGCGGAAATTGGTTTATTTCCAATGAGGAATATTTCAACTGCACAACAGCTACTTTATTTGGGTGGACTTTGCCAGAGATTGACCATAACCCTGTTGTAGTTGAATTCCCATGAAGCGTAAGTACTACGAAGGGCAACAATTAAACGGTAAGATAGTGCATACAATTTGGCACGATTCAAGTAATTATTATATAAAATTTACAGATGGAAGTTTTGAGGAATTTAAAAAATAGATGGTTAGCACCAACGCCAAATTTTTGGAAGAAAGTGCAAAGTGTAGGAATAGTTATCGGGGGGTTAGGTGCAGTATTCGTTGCGCCTCCATTCGGGCTTACAGTAGTAGGCGGTTATATGGTTGCCGTTGGTTCGGTGGCGGGTGTTTTATCTCAACTTACAATAGATGAACAACGTTAAGAGCTACACGGATAAACAAATACTCGATAGAGTAAAATCGTTAAAATCCTTCAAATGTATTCCTTTAGGTTATTGGATAGTTGGTGTTAGAAGTGAGGAAGATGCGCCTAACAAATATGACGATAAGTTCTACCTATTCAACGGTGAGCAATTCGTAAAAGTTGTAACAGGTACAACTAACCCAGGTACACCTATATTACAAGGTGGTTATCTTAAATATAATCGAGTAGGAGCTGCGGTTGTTAAGGCTGATGAGGTTTACTACGACGTATGGAAGTTTGGCTTACACCAAGGGAAGATGCCTGCCCTAAAACAAGTAGGACCATTCATTGTTTATCGTGATGGTGATAAAGATGGTAAGAGTGAAGAGATAGGCGCACCAATTACAGGCAGTGGTTATGGTATTAACTTTCATAGTATATCAAATGATTTGTCGGTTAGGTTAGTTGGTGAGAATGTAGGCAATTATTCTGCTGGTTGTCAAGTTTGTAATAATGTAGAACAGTACCGAATGATAATAAACCTAATCAAGAATCAAAACAGAATAACCTATTGTTTATTAAAAGAATTTTAGTACCTTTATACGTGTGTTTTAGGCGGTTAAGAAATTAATCGCTTTTTTTTTGCTCTAAAGTTTGGTGTATTAATAATTAATATATATATTTGCTATATAATTAAAAACATAAACACATGAAAACAGCAGATTTAATTGAAAGCCAAATATCAGAAATACGTGAGAACGTTGGCTATGGTAACAGATTCGATAAAGTAAAATTTTCTGATGAGTTAGTAACCGAAGCGCAAAAGGTAGCAGGTGAAAACTATGAATTCATCTTAAAAATTATGGGACATGAAAAACGCTAAGAAATTATTATACGCATTGGTTTGTATTATCATAGTAGGTTTTGTAAATCAGTATTGGAATGCATCCACAGCATTTTGGATTGGATTCGGGTTATTAGGTTGGACTTTAACAGGATTAAGTTATGAAAAAGATAATAAGTAAAATATTTAACGTTGATACGTTAATCATGCCCTCAGACGTTGAATTCATGAAGATTGACAGCGATAGTGTATGGGCAACGTTTGAAGAGCTTAAAGAACGTCTATACATCAACGATGGGCTTGTTTATAGCGAAGAGGGCGACCGCATTTGTACTACAATGGAATTAGAGCAATTTGATGAATTTGCAGAACTAAACAAATGCATCACGTGTGGTGGATCAGGTGAATACATGGTTACCGATTACGACCAAGAAGGTCCATTTCAAAACATTTTAATCAATTGCTATTGTGAGAAGCCCTACGAGTTATAATTATATCTACGACAGAGTTCGTAATATGATTGAAGCTGGATGGATTCAGCTTGACATCGCAAAGCATTTAAACGTTCCCGTTGCGACCGTTGGACATGCGATCGCAACTTACGAAGGAAAAAAGTATATAACAAGCCTATATTTTGGCTACAAAAACGAAGCATATGAACAAGAAGATTACATTTATCAAACCCCTACTTTTGACGAGCTGTCTGATGATGAGCAGTCTATCTATCGGTCAATTGAGTTTACAGCAAATCAAGGACAAGGGAATTAAACACCCTGAGATTGTTTACGCACAATACCGACTTGAAACAGGGAACGGCAAGAGTAGAGCGTTCAGAGAGTACAACAATGCGTTCGGATTCATCTATAAGCGCAAATTAATGCGATTTAAGAGCGTTGAGGAGTGCGTAGAGTACTACAAGACGTGGCAAGCGAAAAGATACGTTACAGGCGATTATTTTGAATTCCTTAAAAAGATAGGTTACGCAGAAGAAGAAGGATATATAGAGCTATTAAAAAAAATGTTATGAATTATAATTGGAAATTAAGTGAAGCAACATTCACAAAAGACAAAGGAAAAGTATTTAGTTGCTTTGCTTGTGGTGGAGGGTCTACAATGGGGTACAAGTTAGCCGGATTTGATGTCATAGGACACAATGACATTGACCCTAAAATGGTAGAAGTTTACAAAGAAAACCATAAGCCAAAATACAGCTATTTAGAAAGTATTACAACCTTTGCAAAACGTAAAGATTTACCACAAGAACTTTATAACTTAGATATATTAGACGGTTCGCCTCCTTGTAGCTCATTTAGTATGGCTGGCAATAGAGAAAAAGACTGGGGGAAAGAAAAGAAGTTTCGTGAAGGTCAGGAATTACAAGTTTTAGATACGTTATTTTTTGACTTTATAGATTTAGCAAATGAATTAAAACCGAAAGTTGTTGTAGCTGAAAATGTAAAAGGGTTATTATTAGGTGAAGCTAAGCAATATGTAATTAAGATTTACAAAGCATTTGATGAAGCCGGTTATACTTGTCAACACTTTCTATTAAACGCATCTAAAATGGGTGTGCCACAACGTAGAGAAAGAGTGTTCTTTATCGCTTTACGTAAAGATTTAGCACCGAAATTTATGGAGTATGTAGATATGTTTACTGAACTTCCAAAACTTGAACTAGAGTTTAATGAAAAGGAAATACCATTTAAAGAGATTGAAAGACCTAATACAATACAAGAAAATAAAACTCATATTCCAAAAGGGATATTGCCGTATTGGAAAAAAATAGATGAAGGTAGGAGTTGTGCCGATGTTCATGAAAAAGGTCATTTTTTTCAAGAATTAAAATTGGACCGTAATAGAAGTTTACCAACATTAAGAGCCGGTTCAAATTCATATTATCACTATGAGGAGGAGCGGAGATTGTACGACATAGAAATAATATTAGGTGGGAGCTATCCAACAGATTATAATTTTCTAAATTTAAAACCTATATATTTAATTGGTATGTCAGTCCCCCCACTAATGACAGGCAAAATAGCAGAACAGATTCACAAACAATGGCTATCTAAATTATGAAAAAACTAATAATTGCAGCAGCATTGCTAATGGTAGGATGCCAAAAAGAAGAAGTGAAAACGTGCGATTGCCTTCGCATAACGGACATTAAACATGATTCGTTGGTATTTTACGAGAACACCGTATACACAGCAGAAATAACAACTATAAGCGATTGTACGTTTCTGCAAACAAAAAAAATGTTTCATAGTGAAATAGAACCCTATAAACAAAACAAAGTCGGTGAATGCTGGCAACCTCCTTTCTAAACACCAAGCCCAATCTTAACGGTTGGGTTTTTTTGTGTGTAAAGTGTGTGTGTGTAAAATTAACTTTACACCCAAAATAAAAAAATAAAAAATAAAAAAAAATAATAAATCAAAAATTGCACACTTCACACTTTACACCTGCAAACCCTTATAAACATTGAAAAGTTGCTGTGAAGTTACTTCACACTACTTCACACTAATAGCAGTATATTATTTAGAACAATTATAAATTAACATTATTTTTTATATAATTATATTTAGTTAAAATAAATAATTGTAAATTTGTACTCGTAGAGTGGAAGCTACAGTAAGAAATTTTTTAAACTCCTCGAGTTGACGTGACTTCCACCACTGATACTCGAGGTTTTTTATTTTATGGAAAAAGAAAAAGGTTGTGTTTACTTTTTTAGACACATTGGTTTAACACCAATTAAAATTGGTTTTTCAAAGAACCCATCTCCTCTTGACAGATTTAATCAATTTAAAACTTATGCTCCTTTTGGTTCTGAAATAGTTGGCTTTATACAGGTTGAAAACCCAAAGGAATTGGAGTCTATAATTCATTTAAAGTACAACCACTTAAGACTTGAGGGTGAGTGGTTTGAAATTACAGAAGAACAAGCTATTAAAGAAATTGATTTTTATTCTAAATTAGAGGATATTAAAGCAA